ACCACTTACCATTATCCTCAATATCAACTTTACTACATGATCGGCAGGTTGCGTCCATCGCAAAGCCCTCATAGCAGATAGGAATGAAATCACACCACTTACAAGCAAAATTCTTGGGGTCATTAATTATGTTAGGTGGCATTGTTTCTGAACTAACAACATCTACAGCTCTTGACATAGCATGTTTGTAATCACTTCTGTCAAAATGCACTCTTTCAATATAGATTTCAGAATCATTTTTATTGTAGACTGCGTATAGTGCGCGTGTTAGTTCAAGTTTCCCCATGTAAGCTTGCATTTGGATGTAGTGTTCAAATTTGCTTAACTTAACACCCTTCTTTTTGAGCTGCTGGAAGTTCCGATCGTTCATTGACTTGACTTCAAGAAGATGCTCAGTCTTTGGAGCTTCAGGTACGTTAGTTACTCTACCATCTGTATACCCAAAGATATGCCCACCCCATCCTTCCACTGGCTCCTGTTGTTTAGTGATGATCATGCCAATATCTGTTAGTTCAGCAATAACTAAATCTTCAATAGCATCACCTATCCTGAAGATTCTCCGAACACGTCTATTGAGTAATGGCGAATAACGTGCCCATCGAAACTTAAGCCACATTGCCCTAGTGCATTTTCCACCTAACGTAGCCATCCCAATCCGTCTAGAACGCCTACCCTCTTCAATGTTAGTCATGTTTAGAATGTATCGACTAGCATGAGGACTTTCCTCAGGCTTAGGTATCTTAACCATCCTTAATCAATCCCTTTCTGCCAAGATCAGCGATAGCTTCTATCCACATACTGTGGTGAGACTGCGCTCTTCTGATGTTATTTACTTGACTAACTGTTAGTCTAACAGTTTTGGCAGTCTCTCTGATAGATTTTTTATCAACTAATAGCATAACTGCTACTTGGTAAATCTTCTCATAGGGTAACGTAATTTTGTTACTACTTGAGCGCGTTAGTCGGCGTTTTTGCCCTTTGGTCTTGCTATACTTTGACATAAGAACGCCAATTTTCTAAAAATATTTCATTGTGAGCCATACTGTTAGTCCAATTTGTGTTAGTTGACCAGCCGTATAGCCAATATTGTAGAAAAGTTCATCTATAGCTAGATCCCAAACTCTATCGCTTTCATAATATTGTTTAGCGCCCATAAATGCGTGCGGCGATACAGTCAATGTTATTTTGTCAACCCATAGCGGGTCACCAGGAGGCCACTGTTTCTTAAACTCTCGCCACCAAAGAACTAACCTTAAGAATGTTAGTCCACATCCAAAACCCATCCAGAAATGCCCAAATTGCTCTAGTGGTTCTAACCATTTAGGTTTGGGCATATCATCTCCTTCTCCACTTAACAAGAAAAAATAGAGTCAAAGCTCCAGCTGTTAGTTGTGCCAACGTTTCGGGCTCAGTTACGAGAATCACTCCTCCTCCCCGCCGCTCTCGCGGTACAGCGCCACGAGGACGCGATTGTAGAAGTCCCTCATCGGGTCGGCGTGGGCGTTGGGCATGTCGGAGAGCAGAGCTTCCAGCTCCTCGACTCGCTTGACCGCATCAGCAATCACGGTCAGACGGTCCGGTCCACCACCCGGGAACAGCTCGTCGATCCGGTCCAGCTCCGCCCGCAGCCGCTCGACCTCGACCTCCAGCTTGGCGAGCTTGGCTTCGGCCTTCGCAGCGCGTTGCTTCCAGTCGAACTCCCATGCCTGGAGCGTGGCGTTGTCTGACACCAGCCCGTTGATGCGGGCCTCTAGCTCGGCGTGGCGGTTCCTGATAGCCCTGACGTGTGAAGGGTTGACGGGGTGGGTGGCTAGTTCGATCATATCGAGCATATCTTCCGTTGTTAGTCGCTCCATCACCCCTTCCCCTCCGCATTCTTGTTTGTCAATAAGCTCAATCACGGTCTGCATATCTTTGTCATAAGTGGGCATTTCCCCAACCTTTCAACTTAACAACCAGAAAGCTAACAATACTAAGATAAGTTCAACAACTCCAACAACAGCAATTACCTGTATCAGATTCATGTTATGTCCTCAATCGACCAGTCTGTGGCTCCCTCGCCTAACAGTCCCAACACGCCAGAGGAAAATGGAATAAAACTCTGGCAGTTCACCCAACTAACAATATTAGTTACTGGTCGCGCCTACTTCTTCCAAGGCGGATTCTTGGATCCACTACCATTGCCAGGTGCCGCCTCTGGTTTCGCTACGGTAGGGTTTACTGGTGCTGCACCATCATATTTGGAATAGCCCTTGATGTCATTCTGTGCAGCATATTGGGCCTGTGCAGGCTTAACAATAACGTTAATCAACATGGGCTTGCCATGTAGTTGCTCGCTATCTTCAAGAATCTCCACTTCCAAGCACTCACAGATAGTTGCCAGTGTCTTTTGTGCGATCTCAACCGTCACAGGATTTTTGTTAGTCAAGTTGAGACGAGCCCAAAGCTTGCGGCCAACAAATTGGCCCTCAAGGACTTCAAACTCAAGCTGAAGATAAGCTCCATCTCCACTTTGAGTAGGCTTCATCTCAGACTTAACAATCTGTGCCGGGTAGACTCCAGCATCAATCGGGGTGAAATCCCCAAGCTTCTCACTTTCACTTGCATTAAACGCGCTAGGTAGACGTGCCATTACTCATTCTCCTCGTTTGTGGGGATTTCCCCATTAATTTTGTTTTCAATGTATGTTAGGTCAGGTGGCTCAAACATATCCAACCTTCCACTTCTGTCTTTGGCCTCATACTGAATGTCCCTGTTAGTTTGGAGCCATCTAGTAGGATTGCCCTCTGCGTCCTGCTCCACTCGAAGCGCGAACACCTCATCAAATAGATAACCGATACCATTCGTAAGCTGTCTACCTGGCATGAGTGGCCAGAAGCTAGTTCGATTAGTAACGTCATCTGTTATGCGAGTCATCTTGGCGCTCATGTAGATATTGTAATCAGGTATGTCACGAAACGCTCGCAACATGCCCATCATAATATCTGCTAGGTTGCCATATGCTGCCCGTGGATCTTTCTGTTCTGCCTTTTCTGTGGCGAGCACCACTTCAGCGATCTCAGAAATAGAATCCAAACATACCCATTTGAAATCATGGGTAGTTGTCAGTAGTTCATACACATCGTTGATATCACCAAAAGACTTCGTGGTAACAACGCTGATGAACTTCTTTCTCTCTTCTGGAATATCCTTAAGAGATAGGAGCCCAGCCTCAGCGTTAATGATGAGTATTGGACTATCTTGACTAGCAGCCGTTGATGCTAGTACAGTTTTTCCTGAACCTAGCAAGCCATAGACTAAACACTTCAGTCCATTGTCTTGAATAGATTCGTCAATCGTGCTAATTTTTATTGCCATTCTATCTTTCCATTAAAGTTGAGGATGCCACCCAATAACACCCCCTGTTATTTATACCAAGAGTGTACATCACTCTGGAATGGGTGACACCCTCAACTAACACGTAGTTCAATTTCTCGCACGCCAAAAATCAGTCTACCTCATAAAAGTCCTCCTGCGCCTCAATTTCAATGATCAAGTCTTCAATGACCGTTTCAACGTATCGTTGCTTATCTTCCTTAGAAGCGATGACACTAAGTGGGATGTTAGTTCCACCACTAGTATCATCGCCAGAATAATTTTGCGCTGTTACGACGATTTGGAGGTGATACTCATCATTAAATTCGTCGATCATAAGCTCAATTTCATAAATATCAAAAGTTTCAATCAAGTCTGTTAGTTTAACGATTGTCATTATTTACCCCAATATATATCAAATAGTAATTGAATTCCAATCTTAGCTTATTGCTCAGTCACCACTCCTTCTGCCATTATCAAAACTGGTGGGTGCTGTTCACCCCAAACGCAAAGCCAAACGCCCTTGCCCTGTGAGATGAGTTCACGCTCTTTGTCACTAGGCTGCCACAGGGTGAGGATACAACCATTTTCGCGAATAGCAGGAAGATCATCACAATCTTCAGCAACTAACAATAAATTTGATCCAGGAAAATTTACAGGTTTCATTTTCACTCCGGATGGCGCCGATGCTAGTCAAGTTGGGGGCCTCAACTAACACCGACGCCAGACGTGGACAAGGGAATGCGAGAATGGGGGCACTTGCCTCACTCACGCGACCACGCCTATTCCTCTAGCTGTTCAAATTCAAATGACAGGTTATTGTGAAACTCATCATCTGTGAAAGTGTTGGTATCTGTATCCAACACTATGTTAAGAACATCACTAAAAGCGTTTGAATCGCGAGTCTCCAACCAAAAGTTTTGGAGCAAATCACAAAATCTACGGATATAGAGTTCACGTTCATCACCAGGACTAGCCATTGTATTTTCCTTCATGTCTCCAAGGAGAATTGCATTTGGTTGTTAGTTGCTCGTGAGCATCAGGCTCCAAGCACGGACACTCTTTGTGGAGTCTGTGATAATATCTGTCCAGCGCATCCAAATGGATGTTATGTCTTTCTATCAAGTTTTTGTTAGTTCGCTTGAGAATTTTGTTTTCAGCATGAATGGTTTCAATGCTGCCAACAATCTCAGATGCAATACACATATGACACTTGATGTCAATGTCAGCTTCGCACTCACAGTAATCCTTGATGATTTCAGCGAGCCCCATTACATGATACCCAGCAGCATAGTCAAAGACTTAACAGTGTTAGTTCCACATTCCTCACACCAACCGGATGTGCTGTCAGGTTCAACGCCACAGGTGTAGCCACATTCACAAGCGCCCATCTGAACGCTATCATACGGGCCATAGGTTTCACTAACACCCATATCAAACCATTCATCTGAACTAACACCAATTTCTGCAAGACAGGCTTCAATCAACTTGTTATTTGTCATTCCATTTCCATTCACGTTAGGCCATAATTGCCGGATTAAGAGCATAGAATAGCACACTTGCGCGTTGATTGCTACCTAAATAACATTGTTAGGCGCAATCATTTAAAATAACACTTTTATGTGTTATTGTTATCAGTACGAAAAACTAACACTAAAAACTCTTGCTTGGATTTTTCTTATTCCCTATAATTGTTAAGCTCGTAGGTGAATTGCACCTCCGCCTCCGAGTGTGTTAGGTTAGATGGAGGGAGTGTGGATTTGATCCCCATGCTCCCTCCATCGTTTTCTGTGAGGTGCTGCAACCTAACACGGTGACAATTTGAATACTTCGCTTTTCCTCGATCACTTCCCTGGCAATACTTGCTATTGCGTACTTGATGATAAGCGTAAGATACCTGGCCTAACACATTTCCACGAAGGCTACGATTTATCCCGAAATCAAATACTTGATGAACTAACAGAAGCGAATAACGCTGGTTTTGGGATTTTCTTTTGTGTTAATGAAATTGATCGAAGATTAGATCCACGCCGCCAACGAACCGCTAAGATGTTGACTAACATCAGAGCTGTGTGGGCGGACATGGATGAGCCAGCCCCAGCCCCTAAAAAGAATTGGCCTCTTAAGCCATCTCTCGTGGTTCTCACATCCCCAGGCAAATACCATTACTACTGGCTTACTTCAACTGATAACGTTGAGGAATGGCGGCAAGTAATGAATGGCATAGCAAACACCTTCCACAGTGATGCCAACGCGCGAGATACTGTGAGAGTGCTGCGCCTTCCTGGTTTCAACCACATGAAGGGTGATCCATTTCTTTCCAAGGTCGTTAGGTCTCCAGGCACAGTTTATG